ATGATTGGGTTGTAGTCATGAGTGCTGGGATTATTAATCTCAGAAATGAATGGCCACTTTCAAATTATGAATTGTACAATTATGTTTCCAACAAATATGGAACTGAACTCAATGCAGTCAAGCACTATATTACTAAAGAAGTAAGAGATAGTAACGATAGGTTGATTCTTCCTGCTGGCAAAATTGTCGATGGTAACTTTACCATCCCAGATCCAGCGAATACCAGACTAAACTTAGCACAAAGTAAAGTCGTAACTCCAGTAACTAACTTTAGTTATGAGACAGAACTTAATGAAGAAAAACGTCGTCTCAGAATCCTAAAACCAAGTTACGTCGAAACATTTGTAGATGACTTCAAATCTATCATGAAGTATACGAAGTCTTCAGAATATATTAGCAGAACTTTAGTAAGAACTAGTAATCCAAACATCAAGTCGCCATAAAAAAAGGGGAGTTAACCTCCCCTCAAAAGATTGATGTATGCTGCTATAACAAGTAACGTCAAGCAGATTTGGTTGTACTTCACTCTTCAGCAAGTTTGGCGAAGTAAGACATTGCATCATCATCTTCATCAGAAGAACTAGAAGCAACGATATCCTCTGCGTTGAAGTCGCCAGGAGTAGAAGTTACTGCGGGTGCAGTGCCACGATTAGAAGCGCGGAACTCTTCTTCTGCTTCAACAGTTTCCTGATCTTGGAAGCGAGGAGTGCCCTTGTTACCAAGCACATAGTCCATGCGCTTCTTCAGGTCTTCATAACTCTTGAACTGATCAGGAGCAACAAAGTCTTCTAGAGAATATTCTTTCTTCCAGATTGCTTCCATTGCATCATCATCGTCCAGCAGTGCAGAGGTGCGAGCGAACTCAGAAGAGTCGTAGTTACGATAACCAGCAACGTTCTTTGCCTTCAGTTTGAAGTTGGCACCTTGCCAGAAGTCGAACGGATCGATTGCTTCCTCGTCCTCAAACTCAGGTTGCATGGCAGCAGTCAGTTTGTCAAAGATCTTCTTGCCGAACTTATACAGGAAGACTTTACCTTCATTATCAGGATTTGCAGGATCCTTGACAACATAGATGTTTGCAATGTAAGTCAGTTTACGCTTCTGCTTACGTGCCATTTCTTTGCCAGCATCCGTGCCGTTATTCCACAGCATGGAGTTGTACTCAGACACAGGATCTTTCTGTCCCAGAGTTGTCAGAGAGTTCTCAATATACCAACCACCAGGACCCTGGAAGGCATGGGAATATAGTTTAACGAACGGCAGGTCTTCGCCGTTAGGTGCAGGAAGGAAACGGATAACGGCATAACCATTGCCGCCTTTATCACACTCCAGTTTCCAGAGACGATCATCGCCAGAAGATGAACCATTATTATTCATCTTTTCAACTTCCTTGACCAGTTTTTGGGTCAGGGAACCAAGCTTAGATTGCTTCTTAAGATCTGCGAAAGACATTTGGATTACCTCGGATAAATTTGGATTCGGGGGATTTACTTAGATAGTATAACAAAGATCTTCTCAAGCGTCAACGTATGCTTTGAGAGATTCGATGGTTGCACTCATACTACTGAATAAATTTTGCATGTCAGTTTCTGGTGGGAATCCCATCATAGCAACCGACTTGCGTAGATTCTCTTTCATCTCAACCGCTTCTGGATCGTCTGAAAGAGATAATCTAGTATACATCACTCTTTGCTTTTCCAGCAAAGTCTGCAACATTTCGATGTGTTCTAACTTGTCCTTTCTGGACATACCACCAAAGGAAAGAAGACTTCCGTAGATTTCTTCCTGTAGTTTATTAATTTTTTTCAGTTCTTCTTGAATTATATCTGATTTAAAAAAGTCACTCATCTACCATGTCCCGCAATATTTTTTTGTAGTTAAACACATCAATATTTATGAAAGGTCCATATTTTTTTAATTTTAAACTGACGGTTTCCCACACTGGATCTTTCAGTTTTTTATCGAAATTTTTTGAAAAATGGAAAATTTTGTCGTAGATCACTAAGTTTTCCAGCGATAATCTGCCGCTTAGATACTCTTTGAGAATTTTCGGATGACCCTGAGAGCAATCGAATAGACTCTCCAATCCGTTCTGAGAGAGCAATTCGTTGCTTTGTTCTTTGAACAAGTAGGTGGAACTCTGTTTCTTTTTCATCCATTCGGCGTAAGTCCTTTCGCCAGAATTGATAATTTCGCCAATCCATAGATTTTGTGGGTTGTCAGCAGCAGAAAAATTAGATACTAGAAAGTCTACGACTTCTCCATCAGAATACTTTCGAGAAGTCTTTTCAAACCAATACTTATCCTTACGCTTATTAAAAGAAGTTAGACTTGCTCTAGTCTTAGCTCCATATTTAAAAAAGTCGTACTTTGGATTTGTAAAATGATTTTTTAATGACAAATAATGCTGATACGTTTCAAAGGGAGTCACTTTCATCTTCAACCAAATCAAGACCTTCAATACAATCTACACTGACTTTATGCTTGCCAGCAATCAAATACCAATGACGTTCTACACCCAGAATGTCTGGATAGAACCCAAGGTATTCTAATTCATTAGATTTATTCTCACGCAACCATGCTTGTAGGCGATGGTGCATTAATTCATCACGAGAAATCATAGGGGGAGTTTTGCCCTTGAAGTCTTCTTCATGAAGTTAAGACGAATAGCGTCCCACTTCAGGCGTTCCTTCAGGGGTTTTGAAATGAGTTTCGTTACAGAGTCTACCTCAATATTATTGATTTCGCAATAGTAACAGATAGCATCAATATAGTTCATTGACTCTTCTGCTACAATTTTTTCAATTTCAAGAGCAAACTTTGATGGTGTGAGAAATTTCTTCTCAATAGCTTGTTCTAGTTCTTTATTTGGTTCCATAGAGCTCCAGTTTATCTCCAACAAACTTTCTAATATATTTGCTGAGAAGTTTGATGTACTTTGATTTGTCTCTTTCTTCATAGACGACGCATTCTCCATTTTCACATGCCATGATGATTACAAGTTTTTTGACTGAGATACCAGTCAGTTCGTACAGCATACAACCATATGCCATGCACTGTACAAAATAATGCTCAATCCACTCTCGTGGTTTGGGTTTCTTTGATGTTTTGAAATCGATTATTGCTAACTCACCGTTATATTCGGCAATACAATCAACAGTTCCAGCAATACCAAGTTCCTTACTATATAGGGAACCTTCCAAAGCGTATATATTATTTATATTTTTTAGTTTCTCTTTAGAGATCTTGAAAAGAAAATCTGAGATAGGTCGAACCTTTGGCAGATTTTCGTTTTTCAGAAAGTGTTCAGTAAGAGTATGCATATCAGTACCGCGACCAGTCGCCGCTTTAGTAATACGATCTGCTTCCTCATTACCAACTTTCTTTCGCCAGTTGATAAAAATCTCCTTATTAAAATGACTGGTCACCGATGTGATGGAGACCAGTCGGAGGAGTTCTTCGTCTGTAGGAACTTTGTAATACCTTACGCCATCAATAGTCTCCCTTTCAAGTTTTGGGAGATCAATATCAACATGATTAAACATTAAATACCTGATTCTAATTTTGCAATGAGATACTCTTTGACAATACCAGAACGGACAATATCATCAATCCCAAATTCATGAATGTCAAACGATGGCATTGCTCTCAAGATTTTCATAAAATCAACAACACCATTCTTATCATTGGTTTTAACAAGATCAGTTTGTGTAGCATCGCCGCAAAAACAAATCTTACTATTTTCACCAACTCTTGTCATTATACTATCAAGTTCATGAAAATTCAAGTTTTGGAATTCATCAACGATAATAATTGCATTATCTAAAGTTGTACCCCTAATAAAAGAAGTTGACCAAAACTTGATAGTATCTTGTGCCTTAAGATTACCATACAGCATTTCAAAGTCTGCATCAGATGGCATTTGGAACATGTACTTGACCATGTTCTTATATGGAATCTGATAGATGTCTGCCTTATCTTCATGATCTCCAGGAAGGAAACCAATCTCTCTCGTAGCAACTAGAGAACGAACGAGATAGATCTTTTCATAAGGAGATCTTTCATCAAGAACGTCACAAAGTGCATTGTAAAGTGTAATAAAGGTCTTACCAGTTCCTGCTACACCATATGCGACTTGCTGCTTTCCTTCGGCATAGGAATCAAATAATTTTTTCTGATTTTCTGTAATCGGTTCAATGTCAACCAGATATTCAGAACTGAGAGGTTTCTTCCTCTTCATTTGTTTTGCCGTCAGTCCGACACCAATTGGTTGTTCGGAATTACTTCTTTTTCTTCTTGCCATTAGAATCAGAGTTTTTTGATAGTTGAACCAGGCGCTTTTTGCGCTTTATGAAGTACGTCATTCCAACCAGGATGAGACTTACGAAGCTTGTCTTTCCATTCCCCTACCTCAGCAGAAGATGGGCAAGTCGATGGATCGGACCAATCTCTTTGCCATTCTGGATTGTCTTTACACCACTGAGACCAGTCGTGAACACTCATGCTCACGTCCTTCTGTTCACCAGTTTCTTTATTAATAACAGGATAAGTCGCCATTGTTAAGAATTCACGATAAAAATATTTAGATACTGATTACTCAGTTACTTCTGGTTCCCAAGGAGCAGATACTATTTCTTCAGTTACACCTGCTTTCTTTTCTTCAATAATGTAAGCAAGTCTTGATTTCTTTTCCTCAACTTCTTCCTCAGCAATAGCATCAATGTGAGGTTGGCACCAAGACATTACTTGCTCTGCAGTGAGAGAAGATAGTTCAGAGAAATTTTCTGGATCTGGATCGGATAGTTCAACAATCAATCTTTCGTTTGCAGAGTATGTCGTTACACCAACAGTTTCAGTTGCTAGATAAGATAAATCAGCAAATTGAGCAACACCAACAAGTCCGTTGGTATTAGAGTGCTTTACATAATTTACTACCCAAGTATATGAAATCGCCATTGTAATAGAAGTTATTGTTTTTTAGTATTTAGGAGTTCCATTCCAAAGCTTCAGAAACAGTAGGGAATTGTTCCAAAAATACTTCCTTACATGCCTCAGCAATTTCCATGTGTTCTTTCTGAGTTCCATTTGCAGAACGCAGATTGATATAATGAATCCATGAACGACATGAACCACTCATGTAGATTCTAGTCGGCGTACAGAGAGGAAGCACATTTCTTGCACATTCCTTTGCCACGCCTCGTCCCAACATTTGTTGATATAGTGCCATAGCAGAATCAAACAGAGTTTGCATCTGAAGTTCCATATTCTGAACCTCAAATGGATCTAGATCATCGATAGAGTTCTGACGATTCTTTGTATCTTGACGACGTAGTTCTGGAAGAGGAATCTTATCGAAACCCAGAAGAGATGAATCAGCGTATCGTTGGGAAAACTCTTGATATGTGAACGATCTATGACGCAAAATTTGAGCTGCGATTGCACGAGTAGTTTCAATCTCAAGAGTCATGAATGACTGCTCAAACACAGACCAATGGTTGTGCTTAATACAATAACGCAGAAGACCCGCGTAGTTTTCATTTTCTTGATTTGCAGGATTCGAGACTCTGGCAACATATGCCATAGTCTTTTCTGCATCTGGAGTTACACTAATCAATTTTACGCTCATTTACCAAATCCTTTTGAGTTTTGTTTTTCATATTCAGCAAGTTGCTGTTTCAGAGAATAGAGTTCTTTTTTCATCTCTGCAAGTTTATCACTATCATATAAGTGATCTTGCCCAACTAAACGTTCGAGCAGTTTGATAAGTTCTTTTGCTTTACTTGGCATTAGTCTGGATACCCATCATCGTCGTCCCAAATTTCATCATAATCATGAGTCTTAGATTTTACATCAGATTCTTTAGTGATGTATGCATCTTTATCAGAATAAACTTCTGCTTTAAGACCGTCAACTAAAAGTTCAAGATTACGGACGATAAGTTTTAGTCTTTCTTTGTCCATAAGATATGTTCTTTTCATACATTCTACACAAAAAAAGAGAGGTTGTCAATCAACCTCTCCTATTAAACATTGGTTCGACCGTTAATAATTGATCGAAATAGTCTCTCAAATGTATTCTATAACAAGACCAATATGTTACTCCTCTATATTTGAGTAAGTAACAAGATGGTGGTCTGCTATCGGAATCCATGTCATCATCATGATAAACATAGTTTTCCATTCTACCCCCGATGAAGGAGTAGAATCTCTCCGTAAATTAAAGCAATAAATGCCGCACTAAAGATGGTAGTGAAACCAACTACTTGTACTGCCTGCATGGTAACCTCACTTTGCGTAAGATGTACCGCGATAGCAGAAGACACCGTGGGTATCTTTTGCTTCAAAGCAACGAGTATCATACTCAACACCACGATATGCGGTATGAGAGATCTGTGCATCATGGAGTGCAGATGC